CCCAGTGAATCGGCGACCACCCGCGCCACCAGCTGCAGCATGGTCAGCAGGTCGATATCATCGAACATCAGCTGACCGCTGTTGAATACCGGCGTCCATCCGTCCATGTGCTTGCGTGATACCACAGCCAGGCACGGATGAATAATCGCGTTGGTGTCTTCTTCGGTCAGAGAAGACAGTTCCTCAGCGATACGCGGGAGCAGGGTTTCAAACACCGGTTTCAGCTGATCGAATTTCACGGTGTCGATTTTGCCATCTGCAGGCAGAAGGGAGCGAATGCTCCCGAAATCTGACATCATGCCTGCCAGAACCGGCAGGAGTTTGCGGGTCACTTTCAGCTGGTCAAAAACGCTGAGTTTTGCCACGCGGTAATCGTGGCCTTTGATTGAACATTCCATCTGTTAGAACTCTCCGAGTACCTGGTCGATTTTGCCGCAGTCAAACACCCAGGGCATCGTATTACCGGCTTTAGCGTTGGCGTTATCCGGCTGTTTCTGGAACGCCACGCTGCGCGCCGTGATGATGTCACCGCTCACCTTGTTTCGGATCACAATGACGTTGTTCCCCCAGGTGCCTGAGGACTGACTCTGGGCGTTGTACGCCAGCGACAGCTTTTTGTTCGTCGGTGAGGTTTTCAGCAGGTTAATGGTCACCGTGCCGCTTTTATCCACGTGCAGGCTGTGCATCACTTCGCCGTCAGCACCGATGGTCATGGTGTTTTTTGGGCCGCCCATTGCAACAGTGATCCCCTCCTCTGAACTGGCGGAACCATAGCCCAGATCAATCTCACCGGTCGGGCCGGAAAGGGACGCCGTGACGTCCATAAAAGAATACGTAGCCATTCATGTTCTCCTTAGCGAACGACGTTGATCTGAACATCAGCGAAATGAACCGCACCCGCCAGCTTACAGGCCACCTGAATAACCGGTGCCTTACGTGCTTCACGGTCTGCCTGCGCCTGCTCGGAAATCGGCTGCGCGTAGACGTAATAGCCTTTTGTCAGCGTATCGCCGGAATCCAGCTGCCCGATAGGGCCACCGTTCCAGACACCAGCCGCCACCAGCCCGTTCGTTACCGACTGATCCATTGATTTCTCAACGTTGGAAAGAAGGCGCGTCACACCCGCATCAGTCTGTGGGACTTTGGTTGTGCTGGTGTAGAGCAGGTTATACAGGTTGGTCTGAACGTAGTTCTGCAGCCAATCGAGCCCGTGGCGCTCATCGAAGAAATCGCCGCTGGACATGACGCCCTGCTGAAGGATTGCGGTATCGTTCTCGTAATACACGTAGACGTTACAGTTTTTGGCATCCAGCGCCGCCGCCTGATTGGTGGTCAGGGTTTCATACGTGATCCCCGGCTCCTGCTTGAATTTCAGGGTAATGGTGGTATTGCTGCCGTTGAAATTCACCGTAAACGCGCGGCCAAACGCAGACAACGCGGCGTACTTGCTGCTGGTGGAATACTGCACGAAGGTGCGGCTATATTTTGCCGTCTTCAGCTTATAGGCCAGATCGGTTGTGGAGGTCGTGTTAACCGCTTCCGGGTCCTGAGTGGTAATCGCCAGAATACGACTGAGGCTGGAAGCCTCGATGGCGGCGGCCACGCTCAGCCAGTCGGCATCGTCGATGTCTTCATCGTCTGCCACAGCCAGACCGTACCAGCTCGTGTAATTCAGTACGGCGTTAACGGCCTGCAGCAGCGTTTCCGCCGAACCGCTTTCAGCCGATGCCAGCGTTTTCGCCCAGCGGCCGACATAGACCTGCTGAGGCTTCGGGGATTGCGAGAAATACACGGTAGCAGCTTCATATTCCGGGCTATCCACGCCGAAATCAGAGCCGATATCCTCTACAGAAGAATAAAGGCGAAGGCGCTCAGTGACCGGGATAACCGTTGAGCTCCCGAGGATGAGCAGCGAACCAAAGTTTCGACCAGTAGCCGCACGCGGCCCAATGATCACGTCGACGTTAACGACGTTCGATACAGGTAATCCCTGCGGCATAATTTAGTCTCCGAAAAATGAGACGGGCGCATCTTGCAGCGTCCGGACGTTGTAGGTACGAATATTTTTGCGGGAAAGCGTAATGGTGAGGTCATATCGCCTCACCCATTGGTTGTTAATGAGCTCTGGCAGGTTGTAGATAGTCCCGGCTTCCACCAGCGAAAGCCCTGAGCGGTTCAGCTCAGCGTTGTTCTGCTCGACGAATATCCCCGCGCGGAAAGTTGATGCAGTGCAGGCCCCCAGAGGGCCGTAAAAGCAGCAAATCACCGTGACCTGTTCCCATGTCCATTGCTCGGACTGTTCTTCCGAAACCTGAACATCGGACTGGCTTAACGTCTGGGGAACGGTAGTGATACCGAAGCCGCACCACGTTACCCCGTTGTTGGGGATCTGCGGCTGCGGGTCAGTCCATCGGGGGAAAACAAGCGCGGCCGGCAAGCCAGAAACACCGCGAACCCACCGGCTGATTTCACGCTCCAGCGCCTCGTCATACTGGGGGCTATCCCCGACAGGCGTCAGATAACCGCGCGCCGTGCTGTCGTTACTCAACTGGCGTCCCTCCGTTAAAGTCCACCAGCTCACAATGCGCCTGGACGAATCCAGCACCGTAACTGGTGTACGGGTCGACGTACGTCACGCGATAGTCGCGCCCGTTATAGCTCACAATATCGGCATCAAGTCGCGGGGCGCTGTCTGTGCCTGGCTGGCCCTGAGTTAATCTGAACTGCGTCACAATGAGGATCGCACCGCTAATGTTCTGGCCTGCTGCCATTCGCCTGGCTTCCAGAGAACGGTCAACCGTCACCACGCCAGAAAATGGGATATCCTGAGCTGTGTTCTTCGTGAAATTGTCCTCATCCACCGTCTGAACCTGCCGGTGACAAACCAGACTGGTGTCCATGAAGTCGGGATCGAGAAGAACATCGCTCACATCGAGAAGAGGCATTATTTTTTCCTCACGACGTAGTTAATTGAGCGCAGCAGGTAACCGTGGGCATACAGCGGCTTTTCGCCGGGAATGCCCTCGGCCCGTCTGCGTTCAAGGGTTTTCTCAGAAAGCGGGTGCAGCCGATCGCCAGCACCAATAACAGCTTTTGCAGCGTCACGGGCAATCTGTCCGGCGCTTTCCAGCTCACGCACTGCTGCTTCAGTCTGCCCCTCCAGCGCGGCGGTTGCCGCTGCCTTGAGGTGTGCAGTGGTTCGGGGTTTTGAATCATCGATCCCCATATCCAGAAAAGGACGTGGGGGAAGCGTGACCGTTGTACCGTCGATTTCCACCGTTGCACCCGTCGAGTGGAGGTAGCCCAGTTCCGCGTTATTAATCGGGGAGCCATCCTCACGCCCTGCCTTGTCCTCAGGTATTCCCACCAGCACATCCATTCCGGATAGCTGCCGGAGGGATTCCAGAACAGCCACGGCGTTATCAGCCCGAACCGTTAACCCGCTTTTCATAGCAGCTGCCTGCCACCAGCGCCGAACATCGACCACCACCAGTAGAACTCGCGCCCGTAGGCGGTGCTGTTCCAGAAACCGGCATCCGGATTGATTACCCCGGACACGTCATAGCTCACTGAAACCTTATCCACTGACTTAGAGGACACGACACCTGCTGCGCCGTTGCTGTTCACGCCACCAGCAGCAGCGGCGGCCAGCGTGCGGCCGCGCAGCTCCGTATAGTGAGCCGTGAATAGTTCGGCCAGGTAGACGAACTGATCGCCCTGTACGTCCTGATTCAGAAGCGAATCGGCCTGCCCAAGATAGAAATTCACTGAGGTGTCAGGGTAGCGGGTTTTATCGGCGAACTCGGGAAAGTCGGTGCGGAACTGCTCGTTAGTCGGAAGGCTGCTGTTTTTTGGCATTTTTCGCGTCCCCGCCGGTGTTATCGGTTTTGTCCGCGCTGTCAGCAGGTTTACCGCCTGCTGGTGCCTGAGCGGCTGCCAGCTGCGCTTTCAGGTCTGTGTTTTCATTCCCCAGCGCGGTGATGGTTTTTTCATGCTCAGCCAGCTGCGCTTTCAAGGTGTTATTTTCTTCTGCCAGGAGAACAAGGCTCGCGGAAAGGTCTTCATTGCTCTGCTCGTTCGCCAGGTCGGCTTCGTCAATCGGGTGCGCATAGGCTTTAAAGGCCCAGTGCTCCTTAACTTCTTTCGGGAAAGAAGAACTGTCGTGGATGCCCTGAGACAGCTCAAATTTAGAACCGTCGGCAAAGCTGAGAGTCGCACCACCGGAAACAACGTATTTCATGTTTTTGCTCCATAAAAAAGGCGGGTTTCCCCGCCTGTTTCAGGTTAAGACGCCGGAACGTCCAGGTAAGAGATCGTATTGGAATACGGAGTTTCCACCTGGCCCAGCTTGCCGTAGTAAGTGGTCAACTGCTGCAGGCCGCGATATTCCAGCGGCGTGTTCAGCAGAGGAACCATAGGGAAGCGAACGTATTTTTCGTCCTGGGTGTAAGCAACGATACGATGCGCGCCACCAGCGCCACGCTTGGAGGCCCACTTCATAGAGACGATCTCCAGAGGGGTGCCGTTTTCCTGGAACGCGATGGTGTTAATCTTCACGTATTCCAGCACGGAAATATTCCCTGCAGAGGAAACCTTTTTGCTCGCCAGCAGGCCGAACAGCTCCGGAGCCAGGCCGATTTTTGCCGGGCAGACTGCATAACCAGAACGAACCCAGCCATCAGACAGAACCAGGTTGATATCCTGAACAATCACATCCGGATCGGTGGTTGCGGTCCACGCTGCAGCTGCAGCGACAGGGGTAACATCCGGCAGGTTCAGCAGGCCAGCAACGCCGAGTTCGCTATCACCGATATAAACCTGTTCATCGGTGTCCATGTTCCATTTCAGCCTCATGCCTTCGTATTTCTGGACGTCAACCGGTCGGCCCAGCTTCTGAGCGGAAGCCAGTTCCGGCACCGTCCAGCTGATTTCCTGCCCCCACAAGGTGAGGTTGTTACGGGTAGGCTGAATATCGAGTTCGATACCAGGAATGGCTGTAGCTTTTTTACCGATCCAGTTTTTACCGTTAGGGTTAGGACCACCAACGCCAACAAAATCGGTGTTAGTAAAGGATGACACTTCATCAGCGATAGAAATATCGCTGCGCAGCGGCATGTCGCGTGACCATTTGTAGGACACTAAAGGCATGTTCAGCGTCTGATCCATGCGCTCAAGTTCGCCGACGAGAAACGCGCCGGTGGAGTCGATGGTCGCTCTGTCAATTGTAAACATTAATTATTCCCTCAGATGTTATAAGCGATTTCAATACGGCCGTCGGCTTCACCCGGCCCCATGACCTCTGCATTTGGCAGCTGAGGTGTATTTGATGCGGTAGAGTCCGGAGACAGCACAAAGGAGCCAACCGGGCTTTGAGTTGTGCCACCAGCCACGCGAACGTAAACCGGATCGCCTTTTTTCGCGGTTGCCGCGTTGCCTGAGGTAGCGGTTACGCAGATGTAACCGCGTTTAAGGTTGTCACCAACCTGATTAGCCGTCACACCGATGTAAGCAAGGTCCAGAGCAGAGGTGATCGGGAACGGACGAACCAGAATCCCTTTCACTTTGCTGATGGTGTCGCCAGATTCCAGCGGAACGAATTTATCGTTCACGTATTTACCAACCAGCCCGTAGGACGCGAACTGCTTCGTGTGGTCCAGGCTAACCGGCTCGATGGTGAGATCACGAGGACGGGTAACGCCCCCGGCAATGCCCAGGGGCATGCGCGTTAAATATGCAGTACCTGCCATGATGATTTACCTTATTTGTTTTTTGCCCAGAATTCGGCGTTGACCTTGTTCAGTTCTGCCGGGGAAAGGTGCTTAGTGCTGATTCCGCTGTCCGTGGTGCGGGTAATGTTGTTCAGCGGGGTCAGCTGATTTTTCGCCTTATGCAGCGCCACAGCGGCAGTAAATACCGCGTCGACCGTTGCCTTAGGCGCTTTGTAGAAATCATCCACACCGAACGATTTCAGGCTGTCACCGGTGCGCATTGCGTGATTCAGCACCTGACGTTTCAGGCTCTTATCGCCAGCAGGCTGGAAGCCAGGGCAAATAATTTCCGCATCGGCGATCAGGTTGCGCTTAAAGGCTGCGTCGCCCGTCACTTTGCGGTTTTCTTCTTCGTCTTCGTCGGTGGTCATGTTGCCCGGGTCCGGATCGCCGTCGGTGGTTTTACCCTCCAGCTTTTCCAGACGAACCAGCAGCGCTTTCGCCCAGGCCGGAATTTCTTCATCGCCCGTGCCGGTTTTGTCTTTGTTCGGATCGCCTTCGTCCGTGGTGGTGGTGCGATTGCCTTCAGGCAAGGCGGTGGCCTGTGAAGGAATGTTGATTGTGATAGAGGAACCGGGGATTGAAGGCATGCCATCAGACGGCATATCCGGCGCTTCGTCGATGAGTTTTGCCAGCGCATCCTCATCTTTCGTCTTAATGGCCTGAGCCAGTTTTTTAAGCCATGACATTACAGGCTTCTCCTTTGTTGTTGATGGGATGGAATCCCCGATTGCACAGCGGCCACCAGCACGCCCCCGGTCGATGCCGACAGCGAGGTGGTTACCTGTGATTTGGTATTGCTTGCCTTTGCCGGGTGCCAGCTGCTTGTACTGCGCGTCATAGCCACAGCTGACATCGGTCAGGCCAGAATTCACCGCGTCGATTGCCTCCTGCCGTTTAATAAGCACGTCAGCAATGAGCAGATCCGATTTATCGCCGGTGCCGCGCCGGACGTTCTGAATGTGTCCGTGCGCCAGCTCTGCGAAGTTAGAAGGGTTCACGAAAACGATGTTGCCCAGACTGTCCTCTGGATGCCCCAGCGTGACGGCTACTCCCTCAAAGCTCGCCATCGTCTCAGGGGAAAACACCTCGTCTTCTGTTCGCCAGACTGTCACCGTGCCGGTGCCGTCAGGTTCGAGGTCGATTTCCTCAGGTAAATAGACCTGCGTCCCTGTGCGTGCGATCGGCACGTCTTTACACAGCAGAGAGCCGTCCGCCTGCAGATAGCGCGTTTCGCCCAGGCGTGTAGTGAAGAAATATTTCATGGGTTACCTGCTCGATTACGGGCAACAAAAAGGCCGCCCGGAGGCGACCTTGTGAGATGAGAAAAATGTTCGAAATAACGGGCTATTTAACATAAGGGTTCTTACCCGCACCGACGAAAATGGACTCGATTAAAATGTCCCCTTAAAGCCGTAAAAGTAGCGATTAACTGGGCTGAAAATCGGTCTTTTCGAATACAACATTTTCATAACATTTCGTGGGTATTGCAGTTCGCATGAAATGAATGCTCAAAGCCGTATTTTTCATTTTCTCGGTGCAGGAATCTGTACTTCAGGCCAGCATTTGCAGTTCGGCAAACATCCGGCGTGCCCGGTCATACCATCCAGCGTCGGCGGGTTATCCCAGCGCACAAATTTATCTTTCATCTTGCGGTGAGAATCGCGCGTTCCGGCCCCCTCGATACGCCACCAGTAGCCCTCTGATCCAACCGAAAGGGCTCTGGCCTGCGTCAGCGCGCCGGTAGCTCGTCCAATCTCTGTACGGGCAATCAGCTGCGCCCTGCTGGCGGCCACGTCACCGG